GATAGAAATTTTCTTATCTATCGCCCTAACCAACTAAGCCTTGCGGCGCTTGAGCAATCTAATAGAAGTCATGGATGACTTCTAAAACTGTCATGGAATGACTCATTATTTTAATCTGAATAAAAGGCTGAATAAGCTAAGCCACTTAAGCACGATAGAGGCTGACACTTAAGATCGTATTCTAAGAGGTACAAAAAACCTACCGACACTTATAATTTTGCATAGATACTTTATCCGGTGATTCGATTTATTTCTGCGTGGATATAAACGAAAAATGGCCTTTAAACACCATTTCGGTAGTGCTTAAAGGCCATGCTGGGTTGATAGGGTGTAGCAGATTCTAATCAGCTAAGATCATCGTGCAAAACATCGGTGTTGAATGGTTTAGCTGGAGTTTAGAATTGCCTTGATGTTGCTTATTGCTTCTGATGCCGTACCTCCTTTTTTCCCTTTGATAATGGATGAATCAATAACTAGGTCAATTTTAGCTTTTGCGCTGCTGAGTGACTTGCGCTCCTTTTTTCTTGTTCTCGCTGCGGCTTTATCACGTTCATATCTAAGCCGGCCACCTAAGCCAAAGATTGTGAATATCTTTTGATTAATAGTTCTAATGGCAGCATAGCCTTTATAGGTAGCATCCTCTAGCTTTTCGCATAAGGGGTAGACAGTAAGTAAACCCGATGCGACTAAATCAGCTACCGCCCTTTCTGTGCGCCTGAGCGTTAAGCTACACTTTTCAGCAATAAACGGCATGGTAATGCCTTTAAAAGATTGATCCGCTTGCGGTATTCCTACCCGTAGCGTTGCTAAGTCCAGGTAATGCACCAAACAACCTAAAACTGAAACACAAGCCTCGCGTCGTTCACTGCGTTGCTGCCGATCTGATCCGTTAGATAAATTAAGTGATGGCAGTAAAGCAGCGGGTTCTTTGTAATAGCCTTTTATAGAGTCAATCAACGATTTAATTATGTGCGGGCGTGTGTGCTTCTCTGGGGCTTCAAACCAACGAGGAGTATTAGGGCTATGTCCGCAATTATTGCCATTCATTCATAAAAACATAGCAGAATAGTAAATTATAAAAATGTGACAAAGTGCCGTTCTTTTTAAAACATAGTGTTTTTTATGTCGTATTCCATAGAAAATAAGTTATATGCCTTATTTTCAGTTACTTGAGCGACAATAAAATTTAAAATTCTATTTTTCCAACGGCAATTGATGCATTTGTATTATAGCTGTATAAAGTTTGTACAATCTAATGCTCAGCCTTTATTCGCAAAGGGTTGAGCGAGTTACGCAAAAACAACGCACAAAGTTATCCACAGAAAATGTGAGTAACTGTCATTTAGCTGTAATAAGTAGCTGTGCTTAACTCTGTTTAAGCCTGATTTATCCCCAAATAATGCTAAGGAATTACACAGGTTTATTTTGTGTTGAGGGTGCTTTGATGTGTGAGTTTAAGGTAGTTATCCAGTGAAAAAGTGGTGCTTAATAGTAATTATTAGCGTTTTGGTTCGCTGGTTTTTTGGTGATTTTGGGGCTTTGTGTGATTTTTAGCTGAGTGTATGGATTTGATGTGTGTTATTGTTCGCATAACGGGCTTATGTAAAATTGGGAGCGGGAAATAGCGAGATGGGCACTGTCCGGTAACGCCCCATAACTGCCGTTGAATTTTCTCAGTAAAGAGGCTGTAAATTATTTTCTGTAAACGGCTACGACCCCAATTTTTCTTGGTACCTTCTAACTTTTTACCCAAAGTTGGGCAGAAAGGCGTTGCTCGCCCTACACTGCTGTCAAAAACACGTAGAACGTAATACACCGGCTTTATGAGCAACAGAAAAAGAAAAAAGCTACCTCACAAGAAATAGCTTTAGTTCTGGGTGGGTATATTAAACGTTGGTAGAGTTGGTGTGCCGACGGCATTTGTTCTCTTATGGATTCACTCTATGTTTCGAACATAACAAACCAAGTAGACCTAACCCTATAAGCATGAAAGTTGTAGGTTCAGGGACAGACTGAGCAACTAGACTCCACCTTGCCGATTCAAACGTTTCCTCACGCGGCCCTCCCTCCGATAGATCAAATGATGATATATTCGCGAACACTTCGGGGACGTGATAAAAATGGTACGAAATAAGCCCTCCAGTTGGAAAAACAACGTCCGTAAATATAAAATTATTAGTTAAGCCGTCGAACGAAATAAACCCGTTATCCGCGACCCATGTCAAACCGTCCTTTCTGCCAGACCACATGTTGTTAACGATAGTGCCGTTAAAATTTACGGTGAAACCGTCATCGACTGTTAATCCAGTAGCCGACACGGAACCAGTTACCTCTCCGGACACCACGTATCCGCTTTGGTATGTATAATTGAAATCGTAGACCGATGCTGCTTGAGTGGCCCCGATCGATACCCCGATAAGGGCAGTTAAAGACAACATCTGCATATAAAACGCGCGCGATGTAATGCTATATCTATGGTGTAACATATTAATTAAATATTTCATGTAACTTCCTTTAAGGTAATTTCATAAAAAAGCCAGACTACCTGACTCAACCTTTACTCAGTCACCTTCGGTAGTCCGGCTCTCCGTTCTGGATCCGTAACTTTCTGCACCTACTTTCCAGCAGGCCTAGCTTTTCGTTGTTACTTTGTCAGTACATATACGCCTATTTGTCTAGTATTTCAACTGAGTATTATTCTCAAGTATTGGGTTAAGTGCTTAATCGAATTGTTTCATAATCTATACATTATGGGAATTTTCCCGCCGACGATAGAATGCACCTTTCAGGCGTTCCATTTTATGTCCCATAATCAATTCCCGAAACGTACTTTATATTATGGAACTAGCTAATGGCCATCTTCCGAGCACACTCTATTGATATGTCTATTGAGTTTTTTTGAGAGTGTTGCTTATCACAGCTTTTGTGTATGGGTATGCTAGTTCTTGATTACTTGCTCTCGGTCCCGCCACGTTTAAAGTCTGAATTTTAAACTCAGCAATAAATTCAATTATTTCTTGTGCCGCTTGTGTTTCGCTTAGTCGATTTGCATCAATCAAAACATAAGGCTTTTTTTCTTTGATACAGAAGTCAATTGTTAGCTTGGTGCCGCCACTCAACTCAGAAAAATAAATAATCACAGTGCCATCGCTATCTTGCACGTTTTTTAATGTACGTTTTCTATAACCGGCTCCTGGTAGTTCTGTTAGTGGGTAATGATCTGCAATCCTGCCATCTTCAGCTTTGCGTCCATCTGGACACCAGCCGCCAGCGTTTATATTGCATTCAATTGCGGCATCTAAGGCTGCTCTATCAACTCCAGTCTGACCGCCTGATACTATTTTCATATTAGTTCCCTGTTTAAAGTAGAGCCGTTTTGAACGGCTCTAGGATAATGATTTATGCTATTTTTTAATACTCTTCCGGCATAAGAATCGTTGTACTGGATCTATCCGCTTCAGTAATTACCCAAAATTTCACCTCACCAAAAACATAAGCGGAAAAAATCCGCGCTTCTTGGCTCACGGCTTCACGGTTGCTTTCTTGGTCTTCCTCGTCCATATCTTGCCAATCACCATAAATGTGTCGGCTTAATAAGGTGCTGGGATTAATATCCATTCCTGTCAGTTTCAATAATGCGTCAGGCGTTGCAACAGTTCTACCTAGTTCAAATAAGGGCTTAACTTGATTTGTGTTTTCAGTTGTCATAATGTTATTGCTCCAATCTGTGAATTTTGGAATGTGTGAGCAAGGGTGGCCGCCCAAGCTCACACGGTTTATAAAAGCACTAACTTAAATTTAGGTTAGTGCTTTTTTATTGTGTAGCTTTCAATATCGGTTAATTTCCATAAAAGCGGGTTAGCTTGGATGGGTTTGGGGAATTTATTGGTTTTCCTTAAATTCCATAATTTAGTACGCCCTATTTTTAGGATTTTTAAAACAGCTTCTTGGTTTATGATCGGGCTAAATTTCTCCCGCATTTTTATTAAAAGGTAACTTTTATATTCAATGGCCATTGCTAGCCGCTCAACCAAAAACTTTTGATCTTCAGCATTAGGTTTTACTTCAATAAAATGTAACTGCTGCTGTTTATCTTTAAACCGTGGATCATAGCTAATGAAATACCAAATTTTACGCTTGGTGATATGCAACAAGCCTTGTATTTGCCAGTAGTAATTAGGGCAGGTGTTTTTTAAATCCTCCTGATTCTGGATGCATAAATATTGAAGGTGTGTGGCTGATTTCGGGCATTTAATTTCAGCGCCTGAACGCTTACCAATTAGGCCGTCCGGCGTTCCGCCAATATGTTCGCCCAGTGTGATAAATTTTTGATTATTGCCTGTGTGGGTTACTTTTAAACCTGTACGTTTTTCAAACGCTGCAACTGCTCCAAGTTCGTGATCTTTTCCCCATTGCATATCCCAAGAGGTAAAGCCATCATCGGTAAACTCAGTTAGTAATTCAGCCGCTTTTTCTGAGACATAAGTAATGGCTCCAGGTTGCAACTCTGTTTTTTTAGGGAAAGTAACCAGCCTGTAAAATTCTGAAGCGGTAAATTTTCCGATACGTTCGAGCAACCAATCACGGCGGATTTCTTCCACCGTTTTAAGTGGTGCTGATTTTTCAAATACTGCTAAATCAACACCACCGTTTAAGATTGATTGCTCAAAGCTGATTAGACTTTGAGCATTCATAACTAAGCCTCGCTTGTTTCGTTAATTAAAGGGATGATCTGCCAGCGGTTAGAACTAAACGCGTTAGAACGGTTTTTAAATGCGCCTAGAAACGTAATGGCAACAGGTGTTAAGGTAGTTTTAGGGACAATTTCGCCCCTGTTAATTGCATCCTGAATATTTCCGACCAATACGCGGCTTGCATTGATAAAGCGCTTAACTGTTTCATCTTGTTTTTCTAATAACATTACGCAAGTAAGCGTTTTAATTTCCCCAGTCTCTAAGTCTGGGACTTCATGCCCCCCGATAGAATGAATATAAACAAGCTTTTCCTCTCCAGCTTGTTCTGGGCTCCAGTACTCAATATTGAGCGGGACAAAGTGCTTTTTTGCTTGGCTAAGGTCAGGCAGGCTCTTTTGAGAGTCTAAATTTGCGCTTTCGACTTGTTTAACGCTGTAAATACCGATTTCTTTATTTTTTACTGATTCTTGAGCTTTCATTTTTTTATCCTCGATTGTGGGCATCCCTGCCCTATAAAGATTAATTAGCTAATGATGTGCGTGGCTGATTGCTTACGTTTACGCTGCCGTATTTATCGCGTATTTTTTCCAGATCCCAATCACCCTTATTTCTACTTTTATAATCAGCTGGCCGGAAATACCACGCGGCTTTTTTCTTGGCCCACCAGAAACCAGCGGCTTTAATAGCCTCTTTATATTCCTTGGTGTTACCAGTAAGCCAAACCCAAGCGCCGCAAATTTCAATATCAACACCGGACAAGCCAATAATTGCATTTATGGCATCGTTTAGCATGTCGCCAAAATTTGAATTAACCTCTTCATCAATTGGGCGCTCTGCTCCGTTGTAGCTGATTTCGACTAGAAATTGATAAGCCACATTAACGGCCTTCATAATTTCTAAACCAGCTGGGTTGCGATCAGGGTGATATTTTGCGCAGGCTTTACGGTAAGCGGTTTTTATTCCACTTTGATCAGCTGAAGCGGTTAAGCCTAAGATTGATAATGCGTCTTTAATATTCATCGGTACGCCTCCGATAATTTGCTGATATTTTGTATTTGTTGCATAATAAAATCCTCGTTGATGTCCCCAGCCTCCGACAGCTGGGAACGAGAAAGTAAAATAATCAAGAGCTGATTAGAATTTTTTCTAATCGGCTTTTTTTATGCTGCCATTACATCGATATAATTTTGTTGATCCTCCTTTTTTAATTGGGTGACAATTCTCTCTTTAATGTCGTTTTGCTTTTCATCACTTAGCAGCTCTGTAATATCAAACTCCCCTGCCCCAATTTCGACTAAATCTATATCCTGAGCGAATACATCAAACTTAATTAAAAACTCCTTAGTTTCATAAGTGAGTTTTAAATGGATCTCTTGATTACTGCCCTCCTGTAATTTGAAATTTGGTTTCATTGGTACACCTCCGCATGTTTTTCATAAACTAAGGTATTTTGAATATTAGTTCGATTTACTAACCCTTCAGATTCACAGGCTGAAACGCCTAAGCGCCTAGCTTCACGTACAGAACCGGCGACCACTAAAACATCCCAATAATCACCGCTATCTTTTTCACGAACAGCAACCCCGAATAATGTCTTTTTTTCAATGCCCATAAATCACCTAGTATTTTGATTTTTTTCCAATGACTTTAACTTCTCCATATTTA